ATTCTGACGGAAAATTTCTTCCGGCTCATAGTCAGACTTTAACCAGCCTTCGCCGTTGTCAATCACTCGAAAAATATCTTTGACCTCGACTAATAGATGATCATTCCAAATTTCGTATTTTTTAGGCATTTTAGCACCCTCCTATATTATTTTCGGCACGCCTGACCCCTTCCGGATCCATCAACATCGACCACAGCAGAACCCTTGCATTATATAGGGTAACTACTGACCAGTCAGATTTTGGCACCTTCTGGATTACTAACCGATTCGACCCATTAGAAACTTCTCTCATTTTAACGCCCTCCTTACTATCATTCCGGGCAAGGCTCTTTCCTCTCCCGGTTGCATACTCTCTAAGCTAACCGGTAAACCCGTGAGCGATCTTATATATCGCTCTGCACTTGACCGCTTCCGAAACGTTTCCGGCTGCATACCGTGAACGGCTACGGTATACATTACGCCCACCGCCTAACCTGAATCCAGCTATTGGCCCCATCGTCCCAAGCGATAAGCCGACCGCATACCGTCGCGACCGTCGGAACACCCTCTACTGTGTACACACCCCAAGGGTCATATTCTACTTCGATTTCAAGACCTAATAGGGTTACTCGTTTCATTATTCCACCTCCCACGCTCTGATTGTATCGGGTATCTCTGAACCGACCGGCAGACCTAACGCCTTATAGGTGAATTCAATCGGCTTATCCGTTATGGTAAAGCTACCATAACATTGGCCCCTCTCACTGTTCGGGCGGTTATGGCATTCACGAAACTGTCCAACCTTCGGGCAGTATGGGAACTCAGAACTCGTTCCGAACTCAAACACCCACAAATCTCCCTCCAGCTCGGTCGCTGTGATGGTGAATATATATCCACCACCATTGACTTCTTTACCGCTAACATAACTCCTGCGATCCTCAATAATAACCTTCATACTTGTGACCTCCTTTAATTTACACACCAGTTTTTTTACCCGACTTGTGACGGGTTCTGTGCATTACCACGGCCCTGGGCCGTGTCACTCTGCTTTACCATTCACCCCTTTTATATTTTTGATACTCTGCAACCGCCATCCATACCATACACACCACCAACGGCAACCACATCGGCGCCAACATCCAGATCAGCTTTATATGTTCGGCTGTGTTCATTTTATAACCTCCTTCTGCCGGATATACCGCCGGCTCGGTTTTAATTTTAACCTGCAACCTGTTTCAATTCCTGCTTTTCTACTTCCATACTTCCCCACTTCTGCCGGAGATCGTCCATCGTGTAATTTTTACCGCGACGCTTACTATATTCTTCACTGTGCCAATACCAAGCAGCTTTCTTTGCACTGAACGCGAAACCTACCTTTTTCAATTCCTCCTTAACCGGTTTCGTCTCTCCTGTTATCCAGATCCAAGTGCCAATGATCTCAATCATAATACCTGGTATATGTAGCAGCCCTTCGATTATGTCGCGATACTCTGCAGCGGTTTCGTTGCTCTCCTTGTTATACGTTTCACCGGTTGCAGCCCGTCGGACGTTTTTCAACCTCTCAAAAGCTATTTCATATTGATTATTGATTTCGGCCATTGTTGCCGTGTCTCCACCGATATCTGGGTGATGCTTCTTGATTAATTCGTGATAACGCTTCTTGACATCCTCTAAACATTTACACAGGATAAACCATTTCACAGCGTAAACCTCCTTTTTTTTGTGTTATGTATTCTGTTCCGTTTCTCAATCTTAGTATATCGATATTCTCTATAAGAGTCAAGTGTATGTTATTGTATTATTTTGTAGTATTATACAGTGTGGAGTGCATAAGTGCACTTTTATACCCTTTTATAAATAGTAGTTGAAAAATATATATGGTAATATATGGTAAATAAAACTGTACAAAGGTTAGTTGAAAAAGGGTCAAAAATTGCACTCCTGCACTCTATACTAACTTTTCCGACAATTCTGTAGCTTCTTGTAGTTATTCCATATTATGGTTAAAATACAGCCCTCTGGGCGCCTTCCAGGGCTCAAAGCAGGACTTTAACCTCCCTCTATCGAACTGCTACATTATATAGAAAATTACTAACCGGAGGTGGTCTCTATGGGCGCAGGTGGCCCTTTGGCTAAATGGAATACAGTTATTAAGCATCGACTCGATGACATAGAAAAATGGATTTCTGAGGGTATGGCAGAATATTCCATATGTAAAGAACTTGGCATAAGTACGTCTACTTGGTATGACGCTAAAAAAGATTATCCTGAGTTATCGGAACTCGTGCTGCGCGCGCGCGCCAATGCCGGCAGTTTGCTGCTCAATAAGCAGTATCAAGCCGCCTCCGGCCAAATCATCACATTGAAAAAACAAAAGGTGTTACGCGACGGCGAAGTGATCGACGCTGAAGAAGAAATGTATATCCCTCCTAACGTCCAAGCAGCCGAATTTTGGGGCCGTCACATTATGCCTGGCTACGTTGCGCCACGCTCTGAAGGCGCCGGATCTGTCACAGTAAACGTCCAGCTTCCACAGGTTCAAGCTGAGATTGCTAAGTTAGCCGACAAGCGTAAAGCGTTAGAGCAGGAACTTGCAGCTATTGATATTGATGGTGAGATCGGTGACCCGTTCACGGATTGAATCGCGGTAGGGGGGGTATAATGTAGGCATTCGTTGCAGCCGTAGCCGGTGGGCGCAGCCGGTGGATTATTGCCCGAAGGGCTAAGGTTGTCGGCCGTTGCCAGGTAGGGGAGGGGCCTCCGGCCCCTCCCCTACAATATATATAGAGCGCCTACTATCCGCACAATTTTTCGGGCCAATTTTTTACTTTAGGAGGTGTGTTCATCTATGGCAGTCAAAGACCGCGCCGCGTTGTTAAAACGCAAGATTGAACTTATAGCAGAGATTGAGAGGATTAAGAAAGAAGAAGCAGAGAAGCTTGCTGTGTTGATGCCTTTAAAAGCGAAGGAAGATTATGGGACGTATGTAGAGTATACACATCAGTTTGATAAGGATTTTAAGTTGGCGCCGTTCCAGAGATATATCTGTGAATGTATTGATAAGTTGTTGAAGAACGAGTTGATAAACGAGAAGGGGAATCCGTATAAGGGGATATGCTTGTCGCAGCCGCCGCAGACAGGAAAGAGCCGGTGCGTGACGGAGACACTACCTTCGTATTTTCTGGGTAGGAACCCTGGTAAGCATGTGATTGAGGTTAGTTATAGTGATGGGTTTGCGAATCGGTTTGGTCGTAGGAATTTAGAGAAGATTAACCAGTATGGGAAGCAGCTATTTGGTATTGAGATTAGTAATGAGAAGAGTGCTGCGGAAGAATTTGAGATTAAGGGCAGCCGCGGCGGAATGCTGAGCGCAGGTTTGAACGGTCAGATTACGGGAAATCCGGGAGATTTGATTATAGTCGATGATCCGTATAAGAGTATGATCGAAGCAGACAGCCCGGCGCATAAAGCAACGGTGATGGACGTATGGACAACGGCGATTAAGTTTAGGGTCAGTGCAACGTGTAAATTTGTTGTGGTTCATACGCGGTGGAATGAGGATGATTTGATTGGGTATTTATTGGCGAACGAGCCGGATGACTGGTTGGAGATTAACTTTCCAATGGAAGCGGAGAGGGATGAACCGGAGACTGGTAGGAAGATTGGAGATCCGCTACTGCCGGAAGCAGGGAAGGATAAAGAATGGGTAGAGGGGCAGAAGAGAGGATTTTTAAATGACCCGTTAGGTGGCGGAGTGAGAGCGTGGAACGCAGGGTATCAGGGGAACCCGTCGAGTAAAGAGGGTAATTTAATTAAGAGAGATTATTGGAAGCGGTATAAGCTGACGTTGGAGATGCAGAGGGGTGTTGGATTTGACGAGATGGTGCAGAGTTGGGATTGCAGCTTTAAAGATACGAAGAATAGCGATTTGGTTGCGGGAGGGTGTTGGGGTAGAACAGGTGCGAATTGTTTCCTGACGGATGTTGATTATAGGCGAATGGATATTATAGAAACGATGAACGCGATTGAAAGGATGGCGAAGAGAAGGCCGAGAGCGTTAGGGAAGCTGATTGAAGATAAAGCGAATGGGCCTGCTGTGATACAGATGCTGAAGGGGAGGGTTCCGGGTCTGATACCGATTAAGGCAACGGCGAGTAAAGAAGAGAGGGTAAATGCGGTGTTACCGGTATGGGAAGGAGGGAATGTATATATACCGAGTGAGATTGAGGTTTCTCCGGGGGTGTTCGTAAACTGCGAGTGGGCTGATATGGTAATTGAACAGTGCGCAGCGTTTAAGCCGGGGAAGAAGGTTCAGAAGGACGATTTGGTGGATATGAGTTCACAAGCGCTGAACAGGCTGATGTATTCTTTTACGTTCGGTAGTAAGAGACCGGCACCGGAAGGGTATTACACAGATGACGAGTTGGCAGATAAAGGATATAAAAAGCACGAAATAAAGGAGATTAAGAAGCGAATGCCGAAAAGTTGGGAAGGATAAATCGGGGGAGGTGAGTAGCGTGTGGGAGACGTTAAAACGGATTGCAGATGCGTTGGAACGGATCGCGGTTGCACTGGAACGCGGTAGAGAGGTGGAGACCAGGGTAGAGGCGAAGCAGGAGGTAAAACCAGAGGTTGGCGATGTGTTCAAGGACAAGAACGGATTGTATAAGCACGACAGATTAAGGGATAAGAGGGAAACGAAAGGGGGAGTGATGTAGATGGCTATGGTAGAGATATACGAAGATAAGTATACCCAGGAATCGGCGTTTAAATCGGCAAGGAACGAAGTAAACTCGAAGGAAGCACAGGAGAGAGCTGATTTTTATATCAGTAAGTACCGCCAGTTGAAGTCGGAGTTGCAGAAAGAGCTCGAAGACTGGGAAGAGATTGAAAGCCTATATCACAGTGATAGAGAGAAGAAGAACGAATTCGACCCGAATAGTTTCGATCCGATTATTTTGTCTGTGATTGAAGGTCAGGTTGCGGCGTTAGGCGAGAAGAATATTTCTGCTTCCGTAAAGGGAGAAGGGTTTTCAGACCAGAAGTTTGCTCACACCGGTCAGATCCTGACGGATTTTGCTTATAGGAACATTAAGATTAAGAGCCGAATCAAAGAGGGGATTCGTTCTTATCTTAAAATGGGGAATGGTTGTTTCGCTATGGGTTGGGATCCTGATGCGTTGGACGGATTCGGATTACCGGAGTGGAGAACACCACAGATTAGCAAGGTTTTTGTGGACGGCAAGATTAAAAACATTCTCGATGTGGAAAAAGCGGAGTATATCATTGAAGAGGTTGGTTCGTTCTCGATTATTTCTGCACGGAGAGAGTATGGAGACGATATTGCAAATGCGGTAAGTTTGGGAAACACTGACCCTGATTTTGATGCAGAACAGTCAATGGACGATCGCGATTCGTTTACGAAGTTGCACGTATGGACACGGAATAACGATGGCAGGAATTTGCAGAGATTGGAAATTAGCCTGTGCGGAGTTATGCTTGCCGAGTCTGACCCGGAGAAACCGTTCTATGAACACGTTTGTAATAAATATCCGTATCGGTTCTTTGGATTATATCCGAGAGAAGGTCGGTTTTACCGATTCGGTGATGGGAAGATTTTAGTTAAGTTGCAGAAGTTGTTGAATAATTTGTGGGATGAATGTGTGATTGCTGCTAAATTTTCAGCACAGGCGAGAACGTTCGTTGACCCGAATGCAGGATTAGACCCTGACGAAATGGACGGAGATCCGTCACACCCGATTTTAATCAGAGAGCCACGGACGAATGTGTTCACAGTTCAAGGTCAGGGAATCAATCAGGTTGTTATGCAGTTGATTAGCCTTATTTTATCGGAGACACAGAGAATTACACGGTTTTCCCAGTTAATGATGGGTTCGGCACCGTCGAGAGAGCTGACAGCTACACAGAGTGGTATTATGGTTCAGCAGGGTAACATGGGCGTTGATGATAAGAAGGGCGATATATCAGAGGCGATTGCAGATACCACGATGTATATGCTTGGTCTGATGATGGAATTTTGGCCGGCAGCGAAAGCGATTCGTATTACAGAAGAGTCTGATGAGATCGAGTGGGTAGACGCCAGACGGTTGAAAGCGATTCCTGCTATGGTTCCTGTAGATCGAGCGTATACGAAACGTTGGTTGGCAGAACATCCTGATAAACCAGTTCCACAGTTTATGCAGTTGGAAGATGCTAATGGAAAACCGCAAACGAAGAAAGCCGTATTCGATGTGCAGGTTAGCATTGGCGAAGGGATTCCAACGAATAAAATGGCACTGTTCAATATTATATTGTCTATGTCTAAAATGGTGTTGCCAGACGAGCAGACTGGTCAGCCGAGATCGTTGTTAAGTTACCAGCAGGTTCAGAAGATGATTGAGGATTTGCTTGGAATGCCAATGTCTAAGATCATACCGGAAGCACAGTCTGCTGTGAATGCTGTAAACCAGAACATACCGAAGGCAGAAATGGCCGCCGCTATGAATCCGTATATCGATGGTGCAACGGACGGCGGAATTATGAGTGGTCAGGCGTTAAAGCAGGAGGGATAGCGTATGCCGAGCAATAAAGAATGGCACTTAGACGATACGATTAATAAGCGGAACCTGTATGTTTTGTCGATTCTTAAGAACTACTGCCCGTCGTATGCAAAACACATGTTTGAAGACAATCGAGTGGTTGAGGCGTTCTATAAGTCTGATAAGGGCGGAGTGAATCCAATGAGTATGCCTATTTGCAAGGTATGCAACAAACCCGGTATGAGAGTTGAAGACCCTGCATTTAACAAAGGCCCTGCTGTGATTGACCCGGTAACAGGAGAACCGAAGGATCGAATTAACTGTTATTGTGAGAATCATGGTATCACATATGATACTAAGGAGTTACGCCGGTATTTAGTTGAGGATTTGCAGTTGAATCCAGAGGTTATAATGAAGATTGAGTTCTCGTTGCTTGGGATTGACGTGTAGGTGGAGGTGGTGCTATGAGTGTCGAAGTATTACAGAGGGATGCAATGGGTGGATGAGGATTGCTGTGTTAGTAGTCACATGTATTTTAGAAAGGGGAAAAAGAAAATGATTTTAATTGGAAAGTTAGAAGTTGGCGGTAAACGGTTTAGTATGAAAGATTCAGAAGGGACAGTATATCCGAAGCAGTTAGGATTGCCTGACAATTTTTATGGTGGTTATGCTTCCGAATACCGTAAGACAATCTATGGTATTTATTTGGTGTTGAACCGCAAGGGCGATATTATTAACCTTGGTTATACCGAAGAAAGCCTTACCGCAGAAGGCAGAGAACTGCTTGGGAGAAAATCCAGTATTCCCGATGCACCGGTGTATAATAGCATTGGTGAGACAGCAGAGATCCCACCAGAAGCGATGCTTGAATTTGAACCGTTCATTAAACCGCAAGAAATAATCACTCCTAAAAAGAAGGAACCAAAAAGAAGGAACCTGTAGGTAGAATGAAGAATAGTAATACAAGGCTGTAAAAGCCTGTTATTCCTGTCTGCACGGACATTAAACGTGTCATATATAAGCGGTGGACTTATAAAAAACCACACAAAGCGGCGCCTTTTAAAACCGTACTATTGAGCATCCGGCTCTAAAACGGGAGGAATTTTTGATGTTAGAAGAATTTTTGATGAACCTGCAACTGTTCGCAGAACCTGGTGAACCTGGGGAACCGGAAGAGAAGATTGAAGTGGTTGAACCAGAAGAAGAGGAAGAACTGGAAGAACCGGAAGAGGAAGAAGAACTCGAAGAAGAAGAGGAACTACCTCCTAAGAAGGACAAGAAAACCGCTGCAATCATTCGCGAGAAACAGCAGAACAAACTTCTAAGGCAAAAGAATGCAGAACTTGAACAAAAGCTTGCTTTGCAGGAACGAGAAAAAGCAGATGGTGCTTACCGCAGGTCTTTAGTTGAAAAAGGGTTTAGCGAAGAAGAGATCGAAGAAAAAATTTCCCTCCGTAGGGAAATTGACGAAACCAACCGCGAGTTGAAACAGCAGAAGTATGAACGTCAGGCAGACAAGATTTCATCGAAATATCCTGATGTTTATGATCACTTACCGGAGTTCATCAAAATTGTAGAAGGTTCTAAGGGCGATATGACGTTGGAAGAAGTGTGCAAGGCAAAGTTGGGTAGTTCTACAGAATACGAAATCAGAACCAAGGCAGAGCAAGAAGCCATTCTCAATCGGCAGAAAGCAACGTCAAAGAAAACCGTTGTTGGAGAAACCAAGCCAACAACCGGAATTAAATTTTCCAAAGAAGATGAAGAAGCATATAAATTTTATGCTTCAAGGAACCCAGGTGTATCGCGTTCAGCATACAACGAAATTTTAAAAGTTAAGAGAGGATGAGAATAAATGTATTTTATTGATGGAAAGCAATCAACTGTAGTTCAACTATTAGTTGGAACCGGCGGAATTGCCAAAGGTGAACTTGGTGCATTGTCGAGTGGAACCATTATTGACGCTGCCGCTGCCGCAACCGATGCAACCATTGTCGGTATTGCATTAGCTGATTATGACGCAGCAGAACTTGGATCGTTTGAGTTGTGTGGGAACCGAATTATTCGATCTAAATACACTGGAACCGCAAGCAATTTAGCAACTTGCAAAGAATACGACTTGTCGGATGGCCATACTGTAAATATCAACGATACAACCGGAGGTATTTTCTTCTGTGTTGCTTATGATTCAGATCGCGAAACCGTTGATGGTATCATTACACATCCACATCGTTTAGTTTAGAGAGGGGGAACATTAAATGAGAGCGAATTTTTCACGCTATTTAAGCGATAAGATTACAGAACTGTTCTTGGAAAATCTAAAGGTACCGATGACCGAAGAGTATCTTGCCTTTACTACCCCGAAAAAGTCTACAAAAGACGAAGAAAAATATGATTCGATTGGTAACTTGTCTGCCGCCGAAGAAAAAACCGAAGGTGGACCTATCAGTTACGAGCAGGTAAAACAAATGTATCAAACCACCGTTGTAAACAAAACTTACAATCGTGGATTTAGTGAAACTTGGGAAGCGATTGAAGATGATGTTGAGAAGGTTATTGGTAAAATCAATACCGGTGCAATGATTCGTGCTATGGTAACGAAACGCGAACAAGAAGTTGCAGCTGTGGTTGATGGTGTATTTACCGTTGCGAGTGCTGACGGCAAGTATTATGCCGATGACGATCATCCGTTGGATACCGACAAAACCGCCGAAGTCAATGACAACCTTATGACCGCAGGTGCAATCACTCCCAACAACCTGATTACTGGCTGTAATATGTTTAACGACATTAAAGACTATGCTGGTAATCCGTTCGACACCAGAGCTACCGCGATCTTGGCTCATTCCAACAACGAAGCAACCATTAAATCGGTTTTAATGAGTAACTTAAAGGCACAAGAATTGTCCAATACGAAGAACACTGTTCCTGCGTTAAAGATTATTGTTGGCCGTTACATCCATAAAACCTATTGGCATTTGCTGGATGAATCAATCCCTTCCTTCATTTTCCAACGTCGTAAAGCATTAACGCCGTTCGATGATATGGACGAGAGAGATACCCTAAACTACTATTGGGCGATGGTCGAACGTTATCGCGCTGCTCAAATCAATCCGGGTTACGGCCATATCAGCAACCCGTACGTATAGGGGGTGTAATGTATGCCTAATTTTATTGATAAAGTAACAATGAAGGACGTTAATGTTGTTGGCACTGATGGTTCTTTATACAACAAAGGCGTCGCGCTTGGTAACGCGGCAGACGTCAACCGTGGTTCTATGAAGAAGGTAACTGGTTCTATGGCAAGAAGTGATGTAGCAGGTGGAGTTTTTGCTTGGGCTAATCCGGAAACGGGTTATATCCTCGTAAGGCACGTTGTGATTAACCTGACTACGAAGGCGACCGGTGCTTGCACACTCGATGTTGGAACCACAGCAGTTAGTGCAGCTACCAGTTCGGATAATCTGATTGATGGTAAAGACATCAACGCAGCAGCCGGGATTTTCACCAATGACGAATCGGCAGGAACAAACGGCAAAGCGTTTAAACGTCTTGCCACTGGCAAATGGGTTACAGCATCGGTGGCTTCGGGTGCTTCCGCCGGCCTTGTCGGAACGTACGAAATCTACTACGAGGTATTATAGAAGAACAAGGCGGTTTTAAACCGCCTTTTCTTTTTAAGGAGGTAAGATTATGGCGGATAGTAAGATTATGATTGGAGGCCATTGGATAAAACTATTAGACAATGGCGACGCGACTTATAGCCTCGGGGCAGAATTAACGCCGTCTACAAGTGTTATCGGTAGCGTGAGTATTAACCAAACAACCCCTGGAACGACAAACTTAGTTTATGCTAAAGACGCAATGACTTTATATGGAGCCTCCATAGCAACAAGACCGTTAGCAACCGACGTCCCCGCGGGAACAGCGTTTATTGTTGTTGCTGGCCCGTTAGTTATATATATGTCTAACGGCACGTCTTGGGTGGAGGTGACCATATAATGGATGGGGTAACACTGGCTTTAATCGGAAAGGTTAATCAAAAAATAGAAAACTTAGACGGATTTGTTTATGCTTTAGCCAATGCAAAACGTTACGGTTTTCGCTGGGACAAGGTAAACGCAAAAGGCACTCGACTATACGATGCCGCTGCAATTACTTTGGACACTACAAACTTCGGACACTTTAGCGCGGTTAACGCATCCTATAACAATCCGTTCGACGGTTTGTATCCTTGGCGCGATCGCAAGCTTTGCAATGTGGATCTTGCGCTATACTACAGCAACTACATAGCGGGTAACTACGATATGATAGATGCCGTAATCGCTTGGGAAGGCGACCCTGACTTCTCTCTCACAGGTGGCACTGGTATTTTTGTCGGCCCTTACACTCCTGGTTTTTGGGGTAAAGCCGATTATACAAGTGCATACAATGATTATATTGTGGCAGATATGCCAATCGCTGGATACAGATACTATAAGCCTACTATCGGTGCGCGCTGGCACGGTGTTGCCGAGGGAACTGGTATTAACAGCAAAGTTGGAATGCCTGTAACAGGCGAAACGATGTCAGCCATGCACACTAGGGCAACCACAATGGCGTTAACACTTGATGACATATGGTCTTACTCGGCCACATCCCTACTCGCGTCGGTAGAATACGCAACGCTGAATCACCAAACCGCAATTGGCAAAGGCGTAGACAGTGTATATGTTCAAGGCATACGCCCTTACATTGAGGAAACCGACGTAACGCGCGTGGTTATGACCGATGCTCAAGCCGCTAGTTTTTTCGCGGGCGTGATTATTGACATCGGTACATCAGACGGGGGCAGACAAATTGCCAGCAGAATCGTAACCTCCGTTGAGGATTACCCTGCTGATTCGGCGTACTCTATTGTCAATTTTGATGGTGCTGCAATCAACACCCTATCTGCCCACTACGTTTCTGCACATGGCGTCAGCAACCTCGAAACTCCCGAAATCCTATCAACCTCTGGCTACATCGGAACCAATGGAAAAGCGAATGCCTATTATCGCGGTCAAGTGCATCATGCTAATCTGTGGCGCTATTGCCTAGGCGCATATCG